TTCTTTGTATAAGAAATTGGTAAAAGATTATGTGGTGTTAGGTTCATTCGGTCTTCAAGTAATTCGTTCAAACGATGGTGGTATAGCACACTTTTATCATACACCAGTAGATAAGTGGAGGAGTGGTAAAGCGGGTGAAGATGATATTGTAAGAGATTATTATTTTAGTGAGAATTGGGATAGGTATAGAGACAATAGATATAAACCAAATAGAGTTGCTGCGTTCAATATGGAAAATACAGAAGACGCAAGACAATACTATTACTACAAAGATTATGAACCCAACGGACAATTTTACTACGGGTATCCATCTTATATATCAGCAGTCCCATCATTACAATTAGCGGTAGAGGTTGTTAATCATCATCTATCATCTATACAAAGTAATTTAACACCATCTATGGCTTTAAGTTTGGTTGGAGAAATACCACCCGCAACAGAGAGACAAGATATAATGGATAAGTTAAGGAGTATCTATGGTGGAACAAACGGACAAAAGTTCTTCTTAAACTTTATTGAGAGTAGCGAACAGAAACCACAGGTAGATGTTATTACTCCAAATACAACAGATGGTCTATATGAGAATATAACATCACAGGTTACACAAAATATTATAACCGCACATCAAATCACATCTCCATTACTATTAGGAATTAGAGAAGCAGGAGCAACAGGATTAGGTAGTAATAAAGATGAGATATTAGTATCTTATAATCACTTTATCAATACATCTTGTAAGCCAGTTCAAAGATTAATTTTGGGTGAGTTAGAAAGAATGATATTTATTAAGACAAAGGTTAAAGTTAAATTGGTATTAGAACAAAACGATATTTTAGATGTTGATGATACTGCGAGTGAGATTGGAGTAAATCCAAAAGCAGGAGAAATTACATCAACATTACCAGAACCTGGTAGTGAGACAGAAATGTCTATTAATGATAATTTAAAAAAGTTAAGTGGTAGAGAATATCAAAACCTTATGAGAATTATTAGGGAATATTCCAAAAATAAAATAACAAGAGAAATGGCAAAACAAATGTTAAAATCAGGATATGGTTTAACAGAAGAAGAATGTTCTGCGTATTTGGGTGAAGAAGAAATAGAAACAATATAAAATATGAGTAATTATGTATTAATGGTAAGTCAAGATAAACTTACCTCTTTAACGAGTATCTCTCCAAATCTTGACGCACATACTCTGCGACCTAATATCTTTTACGCACAAACACAAGTTCAACAAATATTAGGTGACTTACAATACAATTCACTATGTGAAAGTATTACAGACGGAACACCATTAACACCTATGGAAACTCAACTAATGGACTATATCGGTAATTTTTTGGTATGGACGGCAGCACACGAGAGCACATTAAGTATCTATATGAAGATGGTAAATAACGGTGTTACAAGTGGAACAGATGGTGATGGTAGAAAGTCAGTAGGTATTGATGAGATTAAGTTTCTTCGTTCTATGTTGACTAATAGAGCGGATATATACAGAAGACAATTACAGGAGTTTATAAGAATTAATATTGGTTCATTTCCACTTATCAATCAATCAAACTCTAATCAAGTTGTTAGGTCACAAAGATGGGTAAATTATTTCTCTGGTATCCAATTAGATACTCGTTCATATAGAGCAACACCAAATAGTTTGAGTAATAACATAACACAGTATAGTGAATTAGACCACACAGACCCACCAGGTTGTGATTGGTAATATACCAAAGTCGGTAATAAAACACAGACAAATACGGAACTAATATGATAGAACAAATAGTATTAACAGTTGTAACCACTTTGATTGGTTACTTTGTGGGATATAGAAAATCCAAAAATGAAATTGAGGGTGGTAGATTAGAAAATCTTGAAAAGTCCTTAACGATATATCAATTAATGATTGACGACTTATCTAAAAAGGTAGAAGATTTATCATTACATATTGTTAGATTGGAAGCAACGATTGATAGTTTAAGAAAAGAAAATAATAAATTAAAAGGTAGTATATAATGAGTTATAGAAACTTACAAGGTTATAAAAATATAACTGATTTTCAAATAGCGGAGATGGTGATGAGATACTACGACTATAAACATAACATACTATATAAATTATTCAAATGAGCAATCCAAATACATCAGGTCTCCCATCATATACAGAACAGGATACAAAGAAACTAATATCACCAACAATAGCAACATCAAATATTAGAAGGATAGACAAGGAGAAAGAATTAAGAAAAATAAAATCAATAGCGAGAAATATAAAAAGAAATTAATATGGAAATAAGAAATATGGTAGATGGTAAAATCGTTTCAATAAACGGGAAACCTGTGCCAGTAGAAATATTCGCACCTGAAAGAATAGTAGAAGAACCTAAAAAGAAAGTATCTAAATCTAAACCAACACCTGTTGAGGAAATAGACCATTTCAATAATGTAGATGTAGTAGAACCAATACAAGATGAAGAACCAACTTAATATTCTTAAACAAGTCCATCAGTCAAAGATGGAACAATACTTTTCTAAATTAGATAAGTTTAAGTCCTACACAGATTATCCCGATAGTGTAAAGAACAACGCAAAGGCGGTGTTGAAATATGTTGAGGAGAATGGTTGGGGTTCTTGTGGAACACCTGTGGGTAAGGCGAGAGTAAATCAATTAGCAAAGGGTGAACCGATTAGTGAAGACACTATCAATAGAATGTATAGTTATTTATCAAGACACAAAGTAGATTTAGAAAGTAGTAAAGGATATGGTGATGGTTGTGGTAAGTTGATGTATGATAGTTGGGGTGGATTAAGTGCGTTAAGTTGGGCGGAGAGTAAAGTTAAATCATTAGATAGTGATAAGTTTGAGTTTGAATGTCCTGCGAGCACACAGAATGTAGAACTTAATTTAGGTAATAGACAGAAGGCAATAGATAAAGCACACTACGGCCCTCTTAATCCAAACGAACCAAATGATGAGTATTGGAAGAAGAAAGCGGATATGTTTGAAGGTGATGTAGCGTCAGCAAAAAAATCCCTGTGTGGTAATTGTGCGTTCTTCGTTCAAACAAAGAATATGTTGGATTGTATTGCGGGTGGTATCAACGACACTAACGAGTGGGATACTATCAACGCAGGTGATTTAGGATATTGTGAGGCGTTTGATTTTAAGTGTGCGGCAAGTAGAACCTGTGACGCGTGGGTAGTTGGTGGTCCAATTACAGATTAAATGTTGTTTGGCAACCGCCACAATCAATAATTTGCCAGACAAGTTTCAACACAGCACATAAAAAAACCCCACCGATTAGAGTGAGGTTTTATGGAAAGGACTAAACATCTAACAATAAAATACCTACCCAATATTTTCTAATTTATTTTTATATCCTTGTTAGTAAATTGATAATCAAATCCTTGAACTTTTAATTTAAGTTGTTTGGATAGTAAGTCGTTAAAGTCAAACACCCTTTCAAGTTGACAACCTAATAAAGAAGCAGGTGGTAACAAACTACCATCTTTAACATCAAAAACAAGGGGTAGTATAACTTTTTTTTCTTTATATTCATCACCACCTTTGATGATAATATTAGAACACTTAATTCTAATTGTAACTTTCATAATTTTTTATTTAGTTGTTAGTAAAAGAACCCACCCATTACAGATGGGTTCTTGATTGTATTTTACATTTGCCAGTGTAAGCCATAATTAGCTTCTTCAAACGCTTCTAATCTATTGTAGTTTAACTTATCTACCGCCTTTTGTAAATCTGTTAATCGTTCAAGTGCGTTTATGTAATTCCAAAAATAATCTTTGGTTCTTAACATAAACATCATCATCTCACTCTTATCTTGAAAGTAAGTGTCTATATCACTCGGTAGAGTGTTATTGTTTTTCTTTAACATTTCCATAAGGATTTTTTGGTCTGGTGTGGAATGTTTATCCCATCTGGACCATAGGTGTGATACTTGATTAGTTACGATTTGTAACAGTTCTTCTACCTCGTTAAAGTCGTTTAGTTCAACGACTAACTTTAATTTATTTTCTCTCATCTTATTTGTGGTTTTAGACACTTATTACCTGTGTGTTTAATTAAGTAAAAGAACCCACCCATTACAGATGGGTTCTTGATTGGGGGAAAAATTATTGTAATGTGATAAATGTAGATTGTGGTATTACAGGACAAATGGTTCTACCATTCTCATCTATAACACTATCCCCGTGAATATCAGTTGGGTATATATCAATCACATCTTCCTCACCATCATAATTATTAACCACCATAATGTTCCTAATTGGTTCATCTGTTGGTAGGTAGTTGTGTCTCATCAACAATTCAATAATGTAGATGGTCTCGTCGTTAGT